ATATAAATATATAAGAGTGATGAGATAATTGTGGGATTTTGTGGGATAAGATGGGATTGAGTGGGATGAAGTTTGAAAAGATTTTTCATAGTGTGAAATTGAAAAGCGGGCTAATTTTAGGTTCCCGCTTTTTCTAATTCTTGTACAAATTCAGAGAAAATTTTATCGGCTTTGCACTCTTTACCTTTTTCATGGCAACTAATGCAGCGCGATAGGTTAAATCTATAATCTGCTAGCATTGATGTTTTGATTCCCTCTAACTGCTCGAAACTCTCGCATTGAAAGTCAAACTAGGCCCTATTGGGAATGGCGACATATTACAATTAGCAATCCCCGTAAACAGCATGTTGCGCTGGATGGTCGATTATTCCGTTTTGATGATCCGTTTTGGAATGTTGCTTATCCCCCAAGTGAGTGGGGTTGTAAATGCCGGGTGATTGCACGTTCAGCCCGTGAGGTTGAGGGTAAGGAAATCTTATCAGGTGAAGGAAATGAATCTGACATATATGAACGTGTGGGCGTGGATCGTAACACTGGCGCCGATGTTATTGTTAAGCGCACTCAGTTTAATATTCCCACTAAAGATGGGAAATTAACTTTTGCTCCCGCAGCTGGTTTTAATGGTTCACCAGCTTCTAGCTATTTGTTGAATGATGTAATGATTAATCGAGCGACTAACCTGATGGGAGAAGCGCGTGGACTAATTCAATCACAGAAGTTAATGACTAATCATAATCTTACAAAGGTTAATGAAAGTTTTGTGAATCATGCCCTGAAGCTTTCAAAATCTCAAAAACAGTTTAGTCCAATTGGTGTGCTTCAGTATGATTCAGTAAAATTCTTAACAGCGGCAGGTCAATCATTTGAATCTAAAATGATATGGTTGAGCGATGAAGTACTTGTTAATAAAAAATACACTGATGTATCTGTAACTGAACTGATTGCTTTGCCAGATTTAATTGCCAATGTGGAGCAAAAGCTTTGGGATAAACAAACTCAGGCTTTGTTTTATGTATTGCCACATGACGTTGTCATTGAGTTCAAAGTGGTGTCAGGACATTTGCAAGTATCCCGTATCTTCAAAAATATGCCTCCAAATGATTTTGAGGTGATTGAATGAGCTTTATTCAAATCAAAAATGATGCTCTGGTTTCTCGTTTAGGCCAAGCAGCTGATCGTATGGATGACACCACACCATTATCGGCAGCGATTGCAAATACATTTGCAGCCATAACTGAAGATAACTTTGATGCAGGTGGACGTCCTAAATGGGCTGGTCTGGCTCCGGATAGATCACAACCTTCTTACCTATACCAATCAGGGAATTTGCGACGTAGTATCACGACTCAATATGCCCGTGACCAAGCAATCATTGGCACCAATGTTCCTTACGCACCCATTCTGCATAACGGTGGGCAAACTCGTCCGCATGTGATACGTCCCAGAAATAAACAGGCATTGTCATTCAATGGCAAGGTGTTTAAACAAGTCAATCACCCGGGAAGCAAGTTCCCGGCACGACCATTCTTGCCAATGGATGAGCACGGATTCTTACAACAAGAGGCAGAAGATGCAGTGTTAGATGACGTAGATTTTTATTGGCATAGAAGCTTTGAATAATAAATAAACTGGGCGGAAGTGTTTCCGCCTGATCTTTTTTATCCCCTCAATTTAATCTCATAACATCTTTTTAAAAGTAGATGTTATGCCTAAATCAATTCTTGTCGCTTCATGCTCAATTGACTTGAATGCCACATCGACTCATCTGGTACTTGTTCCTGAAGGAACATTCAATGGAGTTGATGGACGACCTTTTGATGCACCGCATTGGGTACTTACTCCAGAGCGTGGTGAGCAGATTGTTGCTGCATTAAATCAACGTAAGGTGGACATGGTTATTGATTATGAACATGCCACATTAAAAGCACAGGAAACTGGTGAACCAGCACCCGCTTCAGGATGGTTGAAGGCAGCATCTTTTTCATACATCAAGGGAGTTGGCATATGTAGTACTAATTTTAAATGGCTCGATAAGGCTAAAGAACATATCGAGAAGGAAGAATATAAGTATTTATCACCCGTTCTTTTTTATATCAAAAATACTGGTGAAGTCGTTGGGCTTCATAGTGTTGCATTAACCAATACCCCTAATCTGGATAATCTGCCCGAGGCTCAACTTGCTGCCTTGGCACAGGATTACTTTATCCAAAATTCACCACAGGATTCTGAAATGGAAGAGTTATTAGAACAACTCCGCTGGATGTTAAATCTGCCATTGTCTTCGACCCCTGAAGAAATTAAAGCAGAACTTGACAAGTTGTCAGCAAAAATTCAAGACCAAACAGGTGTGGCCGTTGCTGCAAATGGTCAGAACCTTTTTGACGCCATAGCTGCAATTGAACAAATCAAAGTAGCTGCAAACAGCCAAGCTACAGTAGATATGACTCAATTTGTGCCAATGGCTGTGTATCAAGAAGCTATTGCAAAGGCTGCTAATTCGATTGTAGCTACAAAAGAAAAAGAAATTGATGACCTGATCATGGCTGCATGCAGTGATGGCCGACTGACTGGTGAGGCAACGATTAAATACTACAAAGATCAGGCAAAAACCAACCCTGACTTTGTCAAAGCACAGATTGAAGGATTGCCAATCATCCCAGCTTTAACTCAACGTCAAACTGAGCAAGTGAATTTAGCAGCAAACCATCAGCAACAACCTGTTGTAGATGAAATTGCCACTAGCATTGCGACCCAATTAGGGCTTGACCCAGCAGCTTTAGGAGCTAATCCATGACATATATGCAAAATGGAATCGTCACTGAAATGCGTGACGGTGAGTTAATCCCTGTCCCATTAAAAGCTGGTGCAGTGGTTCTGGTCGGGACATTCGCATTGGTTGATGACACGGGATTTGCTGTTGCTTCAACAGCTGCAATTGCAGCAACTCAAAAGGTTATGGGCGTTTGGGACAGCTCGGCAGATAACACTGATGGCGAATCTGGCGACGTTCTAGCCTGTGTACGTCGAAAAAAACAATTCTTGTTCCGCAATTCAACAACTGATGCCGTTACGCAGGCTGAAATTGGTGAAGACGTTTTTGTGGAAGATAACCAAACCGTTGCTAAAACAACAGGTGCTGGTCTTCCGGTTGCTGGCAAATTTATGGGTTTTGATACGCAATTTACTGACTGCGTTTGGGTGGAGATTTAATTAATGGTTATTACTGAACAAAATGGTGCTCGTATTCTGAATGCTTTGAGTACAAGCCTTAAACTAGTATTCAAAAATGCATTTGATGCGGCTCCTAGCAACTATGCCAAAGTAGCAATGGAAGTGCCAAGTACTGGTGCATCTAACACTTATGCATGGACAGATCGCTTCCCGGCTTTGCGTAAGTGGATTGGTGATAAAGCAGTTAAAAAATTAACAGGTCATGCCTATATTCTGGTCAATGAAGATTATGAAGCTACAGTTGAAGTAGATCGTAATGATATTGAAGACGATAACTTGGGTATGTACACCATCGAAACCCAAGCTGCTGGTCAATCAGCTAAAGAATGGCCTGATGACCTTGTCTTCACTGTTTTAACAAAAGGCTTTGAAGAAAAGTGTTATGACGATAAGCCATTTTATTCAACTGATCATAAAGTCGGTGAAGGTAAAAATGCCAAAGTCTTTTCTAACAAACTTACCAAAGCATTAAGTGTATCAACACTGGCAGCTGCACAAGCAAGTCTTGGTGCTGCAATGACCATGATGCAAGAACTAAAAGATTCTGAAGGTAAACCACTCAACTTAAAAGCAAACCTTTTAGTTGTGCCTCCAGCATTACGAGAAATTGCTAATGCCTTGATGACTACAGATCGCCTAGAAGATGGGAAGGTAAACCCATATAAAGGCGAATTTGAAGTGTTGGTATGTCCTTGGTTAGAAACAAAAACTGAATGGCACCTTTTAGATGCATCACGTCCAGTTAAACCAATTGTTTATCAACCACGTAAAAAACCAAACTTTGTTGCTCAATTCGACATGAATAGTGACAGCGTCTTCATGCGTAAAAAAATATCGTTACGGTGTAGAAGCGCGTGGTGTTGCTGGTTTTGGTTTATGGCAAATGGCTGTGGGTTCTACTGGTACTCAGGCATAAGGTGATTGGATATGTATGCAACGGCAGACGCGATGATCAAAAAGTTCGGTGAGCATGAGTTAATTCAACTCACTGATAATGTTCAGCCTTATCAAGATGTCATTAATTACGACAAGCTTAATGCAGCCTTGCAGGAAGCCAACTCTGAAATTGATGGTTACCTGATGAGTCGCTATAAGCTGCCGTTGCAAACTGTCCCTCCATTTCTTGAAAGTCTGGCTTGCCATATGGCGCGTTACCATGCATGCACAGGCGCAATGACTGATGATGATCCGATCCGCACCCGTTATGAAGATGCTGTCAATAAACTGAAAGATATTTCAAAAGGTATTGTTGGCGTGGGTGGTACGCCAGCTGGTCAATCTGAACCAGTAAAGACCTCATCGAATAATGTGATGTTCCAAGTTG